CGGCACCAACATAAACTATGTTATGTTCTTCATTTACATGGTCGTCGAGTCAGGCTTTGTTACCCTGAACGAACCCCATATAAATCCTCTTGAGGTAAGGTACTGAGTCACTTAGATGCTCAGGCGGCCCCAGATTAAGAGGTATTGTGTAGTATAGTGGGTCCTTTTCTAGGAGCTTAGGGAGATGAACCCTACCCAACTATACCTTGTTGCTGTATTTGGTCCTCTCTTCGTCGGGCAATGTAATAGTTTAAATGCTAATTACATTAACCCGGAAGGAGTTGACAAACTTCCTCCCTTACTAGGGGAGCTGCGGCCCAACAATTCAATTGTTGGAAACCGAAGTTTAATTTTGTCTACATAACTCGTAAATTCGAGTCTAAACAAAGTTTTAAATTAATGAAAAATAAAAGAATCTTGCGATCCTTCCATATTTCACGTTTACGCTTTGATGCAGATAAAATTAATGCTCTGATCTTTGTAAAAGAAGGTCGCCCATTGGTAAAGATACTATTAAATAGTATTATACCAATGGGGGGAAGAAGAACTTCAAACTGGGCCCGAATCATGGTACTATACCTACGACAATTGAACCGGCTTTTTAGGGCTGGCGGTCGTCCTTATGTGGTAAAATACATGAAGGCGTGTCAAGTTCTATTACAGCAGGTAAGCGCAGGTTATGTAATTTCTGATACTGGTCCTCTTGGTTGTAGAATATCCAGGGACCGATCAGGTTTTCCTCGTATCATTCCTTCATTTCAACGTAAGTTGATTCGAAGAGGTGATAAAAGAGTCTTACGAGTTTGATTAACTTTATTTTCCTTGTATAGAAATATAAACTATCCAGGGGTTCTAAAGTTATCGACTATAACAGACTCTTCCACCCAAACTTCTCGAATATCAGATATATATAATTATATACCTGATTTTGCTAAGTTATTCCCGGAGATATCTGTTGAATCGTTGTCTGAATATGGTCGTCTGTTCCCACTCTACTCGAGTGGTCCACAGGTTAAGACCAATTTAGGAGAGTATAACTCTCATTCTCTTTCTTTAAAGAGAACACATTATACGCTTACGAAAGAGGGTCTATCCGACACTCTCTTAAGTATAGCTAGAATCTCAGGTCATTCTCCACTTTTATCCTTATGATCCAATATAATACCAGTTGAATCATCAGGATTTAATGGAAAACTTTCAATAAAAGAAGAAGGTGCAGGAAAGGTAAGATTATTTGCTATGGTAGATCCTTGGACTCAATGGGCTTTATACCCATTGCATAAAGTGATTTTCAGTATTTTAAGAAAATTACCTATGGATGGTACTTTCAACCAAGAGAAGGCTCTTTCTAGAGTCCCTTTTGGTTCAGTTCCATTATTCTCCTATGATCTATCCTCAGCCACTGATCGTCTCCCAATTTCACTTCAAAGTAATATACTTAGTCATCTCTTTAATGACGAGTTATCTACTCACTGAGTGAAATTGATGGTTGCCCGGAAATATAAAACTCCGTCTTTATCTGAACTTGGG